GCAAGTTGTATCGGGAGGCTTTCCATGCCAGGACATTTCAGCCGCAGGAAAAGGCGCAGGAATCACAGGTAGCCGATCCTCAATGTGGAAACACATGGCGCGCATCATTGGCGAAGTACGACCCCAATACGTCTTCGTGGAAAACAGCCCAATGCTCGTTACTAGAGGACTCGATGTCGTTCTCGCTGACCTTGCCGCGTTGGGGTTTGATGCAAAATGGGGCGTTGTATCCGCAGCAGACGTTGGTGCAAACCACAAAAGAGAAAGAATCTGGATTATGGGCAACGCCAACCACAATGGAACATTTGACGCCTCTAATCAGCAAATCTTACAAAGAGAGTCAAACGGGACGCAGAGCGAAGTCGAGCAATTTGAGAGATCAAATATTTCAAAAATGGCCTACACCGACTGCGAGCAAGGGAGGAGCATGGAGGTCAGACGGACAAATAGCAATGATTGCCAACACAGCAGCAACTTATCAAGAATATCTGATGTTGACCAAAGGCAGTTGCAAGAGCAAGCTGGACAAATATTGGCCGACCCCAACGTCATCGGAGCACAAGTATCGGTTATCCGGTCAAAGTCAGGCGAGCAATTGTTTGGAAGCCCAAGCCAGGAGAGGGGAGTTGGGATCACCAACACAAGTAAAAATGTTGCCAACACCGGCGGCCAGAGATTACAAGGGAGCAGTGAAGTCTGGCAAACGAGTAACAAAGTCGGGGAAGATACAGAATTATGGCGAACAACTGCCGAATGTAGTTGGTGGTCAATTGAACCCGACGTGGGTAGAGTGGCTAATGGGGTGGCCGCTAGGGTGGACAGACTTAAAGCCATTGGAAATGGACAAGTACCGGAAGTGGCTAGAACAGCATGGGGGTTACTTAAATGAGTGAATATTCGCCCCATCCGGCCATCGAGTACATTTGGGAAAATGCGCCGGCATACGCCAAAGCAAAAGGCGAATTGGCGCATCTTGAAGCATACAAATCTAGCTTAAAAGCCATTTTGATGAAACGCTCGGGCGAATCTGCAATTGGCGCACAAGAACGCGAAGCGTATGCCCACGAAGATTATCAACAATTATGCGTAGGGATTGGCGCAGCAACTGAACAGGCCGAGTTGTTAAAGTGGCGTTTAACTAGCGCTCAGATGCGTTTTGATGCATGGCGATCAGAGCAGGCAAACAACCGTAACATTGACAAGGTGACAAAGTGAACGCAAACGATGTACAAACGGGTGGCAATCATTATGTTTTGAAAGCGATACAGCCTTGGGATTTCATTATTGCAAACAATTTAGGGTATCTTGAGGGCAATATTATCAAGTATGTGACCAGGCACAAAGAGAAAGGCGGTATTGAAGATTTAAAGAAAGCGCAGCATTACTTACAAAAATTGATCGAAACACAAGGGGCATGACATGGAATTTGAATTTATTAGCAAAAATTGCGATACCTTTACAAAGATTAAATTTGAATTTAATACCGATTTAGCGGAAGAAGTAGTTGAGCAATTTATCAATTTCATGCGGGCTAATGGTTTTTCAGTTGACGACTTAGTAGATAAAGATGAGTAGCTGGCTAATAGTGCTCACAGGCTCTGTATACGCCTATATAAGCGCCGAACAAGCATTCAAGGGTAATGTACCTATGGCCATTACTTACGCAGGCTATGCGCTTGGTAATGTGGGCCTTTACTGGATGGCAAAATGATCTACTTAATTACAGCTTTTATACTTGTTCATCTTGATGCAAATTGGGGATGGTGGACATTGTTTTTTTTCATTTTAAGTTTTGATTCATTAAGGAATCTCTAATGACCGATTACGCAGAATGTTTGATAAAGATCAATCAAGGGCTAGATGCATACCGCAAGGCAATTTTGCAAAACAAACTATTTGAAGCGTTTGTAATTGCTGAAGATTTAAAAAACTTGTGCCAATGGCTTGAAGGTTGGACGTACGAAAAGGTTAAGCGTGGCGACCAAGGCTGAAAAAAAGCATTATGACAAAATTGCTCAATTGGGATGCTGCCTGTGTCGGCATCTTGATTTGGGCGAGACCCCATGCGAAATACATCACATAAGGCACGCCGGCCGCAGAGATTTATCGCCAGTTATAGGTCTTTGCCCTGAGCACCATCGAGGCAATACGGGCGTGCATGGGTTGGGTCGCAAAGCGTTTAATCGAACCTATGGGTTAACAGAAGAAGATTTATTATTAACCTATGAATCAAAATAAATCACAATTCAAGCGGATCAAAGCCCAATTCATTGCTAATTTGGGTAGCTAGGCGACGAAATACGTCATCGTGCTTATCCCATTTGGAAGTATTCCAACGCTTGCAATGGATCATTTCATGAGCAAGGGTGCGAATTACTGTAGATAAATGGCCGTTTTTGGCTTTAGAAATGGTAATTATGTGGCGTTCTGTTAGGTCACAATAAAAATAAGTACCCATTGCATCGAGCTCATTGGTAACCTTAAACTCAATAGCTGATACTTCCGGTAGATGCCAACCACAAAAAGGCTTGAGCGTTTTCAACATTTGGTAAATCGACGCAAGCATTTTTGAAGTAAGTTTCATGCTAAACCTTTACGATCTTGCCACGGAATACGACTTCGTCTTCGCCAAAAACTTGTACCAGTTCGGGCATAAGCAGCTTGCCTCGATCCCAAGTTAACACCGCAAAACCTGATCGCCAATCTTTAGGATTGTCTTCGGTGTAGTCAGCAAACTGCATATTGTTAGGTTCAGCGAGTGTGCCAGTCTGAACGCCATATCGCGTGCCGTTATAGTCGGTAACTGGTTGCACCGCTAAGACATGGGTATGGCCAGTTATGATAGATGTACCACCGTGCATCGTATTGTTATATCCAGCGTACCGTCCGCCTTTGAATCGGTGCTTGATGCAAACATCTTCGTTCACCCAATATGACCAACAAGGTTGCCATCGGGGAAAATGGTCTTTAAGGGTAAAGCCTTGTACACCTTCGTAGGCCGAGGCTTGATTGGCCAACATAGTTTCAAAGCGTGCGTCATGATTGCCTAAAGTCCAAATTAACGGGCATTTTGTAATGTCTTCAATTTTGCCCAAATAGAACTTACAAGCCTCAAGTTCGTCTTTAACAGTAGGTTTGGAATCCCATCCGATCCGTGGATAACGGGAAATAGCACCGCCATCAAAAGCGTCCCCATTGTTTACAACTACGGTTGGACGTAATAATTTAATGAAATGAATTAACGCTTTGAAAGCTGTGGTGGTATCGTTAGGCCAAAAGTGAGCGTCTGAAAATACAATTACTATGCCTTTTTCAATGTCAATGCCACGGCGAATGTTGCCAGGCGTGTCGTGGATCTTTTTGACAAAGGCGTTTTGTTGCGAATTATGGGTAAATAATTGAATATTATGCTTAAATTCAATGGATCGCCTACGAGTGTAAACATTTCTTAAAGCAATTTTTAATCTTTCTGCAACTAATCCTGGGCTACCTAATTCATTCCAAACCTTAATAAATTCATCATCGGTATACACAATTGACATAAAATTACCCTATGAGAGCAAAACGTGTTGATGTGAATCAAAAGGATATTGTGAACGCTTTAAAGATGTTTGGCGCTACTGTCGTCGATCTTTCAAGTGTCGGCAAAGGTTGCCCAGATTTACTAATTGGATTTAATAACAAAACCTATCTTATTGAAGTAAAACGAGATAGTAAAGCAAAATTTACACCACAGCAGTTACAGTTTAATGAATCATGGCGCGGCGGCGTGGTGGTTAGAGTAGAAACAGTCCAGGATGCACTCGCTCTGTTAAATTGAATATAAAAGGTTTAAAATCTGTATAACGGTTGCACGTAGCTTTAATTTTAGTAAAATACATTTACCTTAATTTAGGACGAATATAATGGCCTACGAAAAAATGCCCAAAGGTGTCATGTCATCTGACCGCACCGGCACAAAGAAAATTGTCGCGTCAAAAGTTGACAAAGAAGAATTCCATAGCGGCGCATCAGGCGAGAAAATGCCTAAAGGCGTCCTAGCATCAGACACAAGCGGGGAGCGTAAGCGTCCTATCGCTGGTGGCGTTGGAATGGGCAAGGCTGATGGGATTGGCGAACGCGAAGCCGGTCATATGGGCAAGCATGACGGTCGCCTGGGCGAAATGAAAGGTCATATGGGCGAGAAAGTCGTCTATGACCACAAACGCGTCGAGCACGACCAAGACTGCTAAACGCAGCCGGTGATGTTGACGCATCACAGACTGCTAATCAGACATAAAAAGGCTTATGAATGACTGCTATCAATTCTAGTGCCAGTTGCTATGACTGTCTATTTTGGTTGCGTGG